GTCATTGTATCTTGTGCTTGGTCTATTGTATCATCTTCTACGCCTTCTGTCAAGTCTGTATGGTCCTCAACAATGGTAACATCAATTGGATTGACCTTGTAAATATTTTCCATAAACCGGTCAAACAGAAAAGGATTAGTTTTATTCAACACAACTACTTTAACATACGTATTGGCATATTTGGTTAAATCTTTGTTGGTGATTTCTGTAATGGAGTCTTTTTTATCGTCATAGATAATGCGATGGAACATTAAGTTTGGATTAGGTATAAACTCCAAATCATAAGTATCAGTATCAAAAAGATGGAAGCCGCGAGTATCGCCATAATCTTGCCAGGTAAGTTCGTAAGGGTTCCCAAGATAATTAATGTTATCTGAGCTAGACCGATGGTGATAATGGCCAGAAAAGACCATATCAAATTTGCCAAAGATTTCACGATTCAATCCTCCTTCTGCCACCATTCCACGGTGCATAGTAAACCCATCAATTTCTAAATGACCCATACAAAGTTTAGCATCAGATGTATTAATATAACGAATCGATTCATCATAATTTTCAGAACAAATCCAAGGTAGCATTAATATTTTTGTACCTCCAACATAAACTTCTTGAGGTCTATCAATGACAACGATATTATTATATTCGCCTAATAATAATTCAACGGAATTTACATCATTGGTATTTTTGAAATACGTATCATGGTTACCTGCCAACATGAATACTTCCATCTTATAATAAAACAATTTATCAAAGAACATCTCTCTGGCACGTTTATACGAATAAAAGTTTATGTATTTTCTACGGTCAAAAGTATCGCCAAGGATAAGAACGCTAGTAATATTGTTGTTGGCAAGAACGGGAAAAAAAGTTTCATTATAGAACTTTTCATAAAAATCCAAAAAATGTATGGAATCATTTCTAGCACCAAAGTGTTGGTCCGTTATTATTGCTACTTTCATATTCTTTCATTACTCTTTCATATAATTTCAATACACGTTTTTTATATTCAAACCCAAGTAAACCTGCTTTTTCTCCTTTGTCATAAGGAGGTATTCTACCAATACTTGTATACTGTTCAGCTGTTAAATCAATTAATTTGCCTGTATGGTCTACAACCCACCAATGATATATTTCTCCATCAAACCCACGATACATTTTTACCGCTTTAGAACCAAAGACTTTATATAAACATCCTGATGCTGTATGACAATGGCCAAATGTTGGATTAAGAAAGTTTCTTGCTTTCCATTTTTTAGCAATTAAATCTGATGTTAGATTTTTTCTTATTAAATCCGAAAATAATTCTAAGTTATCATCATTGTATTCAATAAACATTAGGTCCTATTTTCTTTTTTTCCAGAATAATCAGAATAATATTTTAATTCTAAAACTTGATTTTGTTTGGTTACACACTCTGTCATAAAATGAATTGCGTTTACAAGGTTGTCAAAAGATTGATTCTTAACGTAAAGTTTATCCAAAGTATCAATATAAATCAATTTGTACATTATATCATTCTCCTAAGAATTTTTCAATCCCTTTTGGCTTCTTTTCCTCTTTTTTCTTATCGTGAGCTATTTCATAGTTCTCAATAAATTCGGCAATGTTTTCATAAAGTTCAAATTGTTTAGAAGTACCATCTTCAAACTCTAACATTTCCATTTCATCAAGTATGCCCATTTGTTCAGTAGCTTTGTATTTGACATATAGTTGCTTCTTCTCTTTGGATATTCTACGCAAAAAGGCATAGTAAATAATCTGTGTGAAATAGGCAAACGGATTGTTTGATTTGGTCGGATCAAAATTGCTAAAATACATTAAACAATTTTCAATACCATCTGACATCATTTCTTCACGATAAGTATAATTAATGAAGTTAGGTTTGTGTGATAGGCCTTCGGCAATCTTCATAAAGCATTCACCAATATAATTTGGAATTACAGGAGGTGGTCGATTCTCTTTCTTTGCTAGTTCGGACTTCTCTTTATATTCGACTAACGCTTTAAGAAAATCAGCATTATTGATATAGTGTTTTTGTTTATTCGCCATATTTGCCGCCTAATTGCTTGACATTCGCTTGACAAGTCTCTATTATCGAGTATGTCCCGGTTTCAAGTTTAATGTAATATTCCTGTTTCATTATTTTCCATTTCAAATTGATTAATTATATGGTTTATTTCCTCATCAGACATTTCAGCAATATCTGCTTTAGCTTGCATCAGTCTCTTAATCTTTTCAATTGTATGATAATAATACTCAACAAATTCTTCATCAGGATTCAACATAGCTAAAATATCTTTATCTTTAATACACACACTATTACCTTTGATTAATTGTACTGGTAAATAATGTTGCATTACCAAAGAATTATTGTTACGGTAATCAACAAAAAATCTCATAGGTTCTTCCAAAGTATAAGATGTTCCTGTTATTGTTAAATCCACATTGGCTATTAAATCTTCCCCATTATATAATTTTATTATTTGTGTGCTAAACATTTTTTAATCCTATCTTATAAATCTTAAAGGGGAACTGCTCTTCCGTATATATCTTAGTTCTTTCCACAAAATGTTTTAGCGTATAATTCATGTGTTTTTTCCATCTGAGGTCGTCTGCGATATCATAGAGAGTTGCCTGTTCTTTACCTTCAGCTTGACGTAATCCACGACCAATTGATTGTAAGTTTCTGACACGACTTTTAGACGGACTAGCAAATATAATATTATGCAAATTGCGAATATTAATTCCAGTACTAAAAGTTCCATAACTTGCCACGACAATTGCATCTTGTTCAATCTCCATTATTCGTCTAATTTCTTCTCTGTCAGCGGTGTCAGTTCCACCGTGAACAAAGAATACCTTTCTATTGCCTATCTTTTCTGTATTTCTTATGTTATCATACAGGATTTTACCATGTTTGTCAACCATTTGATAAAGAACCAAAGTATTTTTACCTAGGCTAACTGCAAGATTTTTAATAAATTTATTCCTGGCTTCACTAGAAATAAGATATTCAATTTCTTCTTGGTACGTTTTATCTTTTAATTCCAAACATTTGTCGTCTGAATGTTTTAATACTAAGCATTTAATTTCAAAATCAGATACTTGCTTTTTATCAATCAGTTCTTTTGTGGTAATTACCTTGTTTACGGGGCCAAATAGACCTTCTAGTACTAGCTGATGTGTTTTCGTGCCATCCAACGTTCCTGTAAGTCCTATGCGATATTTGGCATTAATGCAAGAGGTAAGTATTGTTGTAAGTGATTGTGCTTTGAATAGGTGTGCTTCGTCACCTATTACATAATCAAATTGATGGAAGTATTCTTTAGGCATCTTGTATAAAGATTGCCATGTTGAAATTATTAAAGGTTTGCTTGATTCTTTTTCTTTTCCTTGATATACTCTATGCACAGTACCAGAAACGGTGAATTGATATTCTTCTCCAGTTTTGGCATAATCTTGGAAGTCGGAGTATAATTGTTCGACTAATGATGTGGTTGGAACAATAATTAAACCTTTTAAGCCTTGATATTCAAGTAGTTGTCTGAATATAAGATAGATGATAAGAGATTTACCTGAAGCGGTAGGTGAAACTAATAATGCCCTACGTTTACGCATTGTGTGTACATAGGCTTCTAATTGATGTTCACGTACTGCAATTTTATTACCACCAGAATGTATATTCATTTCATCAATGAATTTGTTGGCATGATAAACTGAATAATCGTCATCAACTAAATCGTGACTAAAGGTATATTTTCTTTCTTCACAAAACTTTTCAAGATAAGGCAAAAGGCCAATATAGATTTGTGAATTGTGTAGGTGAAACAGATATATTTTACCGTTCCATAATCTACTCTGATAGGCCGGGACGAATGTGTGGCCAGGAACAAAGAAAGAAAAATGGTCATGTAGTTCTCTAGCAATAGACCTTTCACATTCTATTTTAAGAAATACCTCATTGATTTTAGAGATAACTAAATTAGTGTCCACCTATAAATTTTTCCCAAGATATAAAGTCACGCAATTGCCATGTTCTTTGTTTCAATTCATTCAATATTGATTCAATCACAGACACCACTTCTTCATGATATACTTTTTTTTCTAACAAATGAATTAAATCTTCATCTGCTTCCAAATAAGCATTGATATCTGATTTAAGAACAAATTGAAATGGTTCCCATCCGTGCATCAATAGTTCTTCTTTACTTAGGCGTCCGCCATAATAGTCAATTTTATTCTTACGCATACGGAGATAATTGAAGTGAGCCTTTTTACTAGCCATTTTATGTCTGACTAGTATAGTAATGTATTTGTTGTGGAGTTTTGGAATTTTCAATAGTTCTCTGCCAGGCTCGGTAGAGTCCATATCGGCATCTGATTTCCATAATTCAAGTATTTGTTCTAAAGTTTCCATAATATATTCAATAATTTAACATTAATTCTACATAATAACACAAACTATGTTACAATGTCAAGCAGATCCAAAAATGAAATAATCGTAGTTAAAAGAAGCAGTAGCAGTAATAATATCATCAGCTGAAGATTTCGTGTCAAACTGTAGGTCTGATAATGAGGTTGGAAATGTATTAACGAATTGAATTTTGGTAAGTGGATTGTTTAATGCTGATAGTATGGTTAATGTGGCATTAGAAAAACTTTGTTGACCATACGTTCTATTGCTTTGTTGTGAAGATAATCGAGTTCTTTCTGCACTAGTTGGAGCACCCATTGATAAAAACCAATTATGTATTTCTGCCCATGACAACAAAGCTTCATCAATGGTAAATGATATATTTAAGTCATTATAAGTTAATTTATTACCAGGAGAATAAATGTCTTGCATTGGAGTATTGATTGTCGCTTTACCCATTGAGACACCTGGTAAATTTACTTCTTGGCAAAAATATTGAACAGTAGGTATACGGTCAAAAGTTAATATAAACTTTGACGCTTGTAAATAATTGGTATTTTGAGGAGTTCTAGTAAGTGCTGTCATACAAGTATTTAGGTCATAAAAAAAGAGACCTCCGAAGAGGTCTCTATAAAATATCACTCTAAGGTGATTTTAGATTACATCAAGTTCTTAACACCGAACAAACGATAGTACACGTTAGTACGAGGATTTAATACGCCGTTACCTTGTGTAAGACCTTGTGCGAATGGGTT